TTCAATCAAACAAGGCGGCCTGGTAACTTTTGAATTGTACATGGGCCAGCGTGAATTAATGGCAAGAATGTTTGGAGCCTACATTGTGTATAACTGGTCAACAACCAGTAAACGATTAAATCTACAGCGTTATTTAAAGGGTGAAGAAAGTATTATTGTACACACTTATAACTATCGCCCTGATGAGATGCTATTACTAGATACCAGCTCAGGTCCCTGGGTAAGAGAATATGCTCTTGCCGTTTCCAAGCTTACACTCGGGCAAGCCCGTAGCAAGTATAGTCAGTTGGCTGGTCCACAAGGTGGCGTACAGTTAAACGGCAACGATCTGATTGCACAAGGTCAAGCAGAAATGGAAAAGCTTGAAGAAGATTTAAAAACATATTCCGAAGGTGGCACACCACTTGGATTTATTTTTGGTTAATTAAGTCTTGTAATACTATCAAAGTCATGTTACAATAAAACATGACTACACAAATTATTGGCATCTGCGGTTTTATTGGTTCTGGCAAAGACACAGCCGCAGACTATCTTGTTAACTTTCACGAGTTCCGCAGAGACTCATTTGCCGCTACTCTTAAAGATGCCGTTGCCGCCGTATTTGGCTGGGATCGAGAATTACTCGAAGGGCGCACAAAACAAGCCCGTGAATGGCGAGAACAAGTAGATCCCTGGTGGGCAAAACGACTGGCAATGCCCACACTGACACCACGATGGGTACTGCAATGGTGGGGTACAGAAGTCTGTCGTAAAAGCTTTCATGACGACATCTGGATTGCCAGTTTAGAATCCCGCTTGCGTAATACACAAGATAGCATTGTAATATCAGATTGTCGTTTTCCAAATGAGATCAGTGCAATTAAAGCCGCCGGTGGCAAAGTTATTTGGGTACAGCGAGGGGAACTGCCCAGCTGGCACATCATGGCAGGCAAAGCAAATCGTGGCGATACATTTGCCGCAGAAAAACTCAAAGCACTAGGCGTACATGCTAGCGAAACAGCCTGGGTTGGAACTGATTTTGACTATATAATAGACAACAACAGCACGGTCGATGACCTTTATAAACAGTTGGCAACGATTGTCCAGTAAACCTGTAATTTCGCCTATTCCGCTAAATAGGCTCACTTTTATCCCTATTAGCTAAATATCTTCATGAAGGGCAAGAATCCCTTAGACAACGGAGATATTATATGGCTCAGCTAGTTTCCCCAGGCGTAAGCGTTTCGATCATTGACGAAAGTGCATACGCCGGCGCTGGTAACGGAACTGTACCTGTCATTGTGCTAGCAACTCGTTCTAACAAAACAGCACCCGACGGATCAACAGCATCTTACACCACAGCACCTTTTGCCAAAAAACCACTTATTGTAACTAGCCAGCGCGAGTTGGTACAGTTATATGGTGAACCACAGTTCACCATTGTTGACGGTACACCAGTACACGGTCACGAATTAAACGAATACGGCTTACTGGCCGCTTACTACTATCTAGGCATTGCCAATCGCGCAATTCTAGTTCGTGCTGATTTAAACATGGAAGAACTTGAGCCACAAGCAACTGCTCCAGCTGGTCCTCCAACCAACAATCAGTATTGGTTAGACATAGATTCAAGTACATATGGTATTTTTGAATACTCTGGTACAGCATGGCAAGTTAAATCAGTTTTAACAACTGATGGCGTACCAGGCGCTGGTATTGGATCAAATGGTCAATACGCACTTGATGTAACAAGCACAGTAAAAACTTTTTATAAGAAAGTTGCTGGCAGTTGGGTAGCAGTAACAGCAGGAAATCTAAGCCAGAATGTTACAGTAGCACCTCACTATTCAGTACCAACAGGATCGTTTGCTGGCGATGTATGGTTTAAAACAACAAGTCCTAATGCAGGATTGAATGTTAAATTGAAAAAATATAATGCAACAACTGAAAGCTGGACAGTACAAACTATTGGTCCAAATGCAGTTGATAAGTTAGTGGGTTACCTAGACAATGCAACAGCAACAACTGCATTTGGTTCTGCTCTAAACACTAACGATTTGTATCTACAGTTTGCAGATGATAATGAAGCCAAGTTTGAAATCAAGCGTTACAACGGTACCGCCTGGGCATCAATTACACCATCAGCAACAGCTAATGCTCCAACAGGCGCTATCCCTGATGGCAAGTTGTGGTATGATGCAGGTGATACAGTTGACATTTATGTTAAAGAAACAATTGACGGAACTCCAACCTGGATGGCAGTTAATAATGTTGCAGTAAACACTGAAGAACCTACAAATGCAAGCAATGGTGATGTTTGGATTGATACCAATGACATGGCCAACTACCCAGTTATCAAAGTTTATGACGGTAGCGATTGGATTCAGAAAGATAATGCAGACCAAACTACTCCAGACGGTGCATTGTTTGTTGACTTAACATCAACATTGCAAGACTCTTCTGGTCCAGAAGGCGGTGCAAGTCCAATGGACGACCAAGTTCCTAATCCAGCTTACTATCCAGATGGCATGATTTTATGGAACAGCGCACTAAGTTCAGGTAATGTTAAAGCATGGAACGCAACAGAAGGACACTGGCAAACAGAGTCTGGTAATGTTGACAGCGGCTTTAAAGCTGGCGCACCATACATGTTTGAAAAAGCACAACGCCGTGTAGTTGTCAAGCGTCTACAAGCCGCCCTAACAGACAACGAAGATCTTCGTGCAGAAACATTAACATTCAATATCGTGGCAACGCCAGGTTATGTTGAGTGTGTCGATGAAATGATTACACTAAATGTAGACCGTAAAGAAACAGCGTTTATTATTGCTGATACTCCAATGAAGTTATCAAGCAAGATGAGTGATGTTAGTGCATGGGCCAATGGCACAGAGGCAGGTACAAACGGTGCAGATGGTCTGACAAGTCGTAACGGTGCAGTAGCAATTTACTATCCAAGCGCATTGTCTACAGACCTAGAAGGTAACGATGTTGCAGTACCAGCAAGTCATGCAGTATTGCGTGGCATTGCTTACAACGACCAAGTTGCTTATCCATGGTTTGCCCCAGCTGGTTTAACTCGTGGTTCATTGAGCGGTGTTAGTAACTTAGGTTTGGTTAATGCTGAAAACGAATTCGTTCCAGTTGCACTAAACCAAGGTCAACGAGATACATTGTACTTGAAGAAAATTAACCCATTGGTTAACTTCCCAGGACAAGGTTTATATATCTGGGGACAGAAAACATTGTACCCATTTGATTCAGCATTAGATCGTGTAAATGTAGGACGCCTATTAGCGTACTTGCGTGAACGCTTTGATGTTATTGCTCGTCCGTTCATCTTTGAACCAAACGACAAGAAAACAAGAGACCGTGTGATTGCAGTATTCAACGGATTCTTACAAGACTTATACACTAAGCGAGCCGTATACGACTTCTTAGTAGTTTGCGATGATACAAATAACACACCAACTAGAATTGATAGAAACGAACTGTACATTGATGTGGCAATTGAGCCAGTTAAAGCCGCAGAATTCATCTACATTCCAGTTAGAGTTGTTAACACTGGCGCGATTGCCAGCGGTACACGCTAAATAACGCTGAGGAGAAATCAAAATGGCAGTCAATTTAGACAAATTTAATGTACCGGGCGGAGCAACTGGTGTTCTAGTACAACCAAAGCTATCATATCGCTTTCGTGTTACATTAATCAACTTCGGTGACGGAGCAACTGAGCAATTAACCAGTCAGGTTGTTAGTGTGAGCCGTCCAAGCTTGACACATGACGATGTAGTAGTTGATGTTTACAACTCAAGAATCTTCCTAGCAGGTAAGCATACTTGGGATCCTATTACATTAACAGTCCGTGATGATGTAACAAACGGTGTAGCTAAGAGTATTGCAAAGCAAATTCAAAAGCAAGTGGATCATGCAGATCAGTCATCTGCAAAATCAGGTAGCGGATACAAGTTTGCAATGCACATTGAAAACTTAGATGGTGCACAAGATTCAGCAGTGGTACTAGATGGATGGCATCTAGGCGGTTGCTATATTCAGAATGTGAACTACGGCGAAAACAACTATGCAACAAGTGATCCTTTACAGATTACTATTGCTATCAAGTATGACAATGCTAACCACATTGACGATACTGGTGCCGAATTACTAAACGGTGGATTAGGCGAAGCAAGCGATCCAGCTTCATTAAGTGATGCGACTTAAAGCAAGTGTTAATTAGAAGTGATAAGTAAGTGCAAGCAGAAATGCTTGCCCTTATAGGAGAAAGAAAAGGGCGATTAATTCGCCCTTTTTCATGGATAAATGTCATACAGTAACATTGCAACTAAAAAGATATTAAACGGAGTACAAGACCATGGATCGTACCCTGGTACATTACCATTGGGCAATGGTTTTGTATATTTAAAATATGCATGGACAATTAAGGTTACTGATTCAGATTTAAATTCTGCACCTCCTCTAGTTGCAAAAACATGTGAACTACCGCGCTTCTCAGTAGAAACGCAAATTGTCAATGTGTACAATCACAAAACAATTGTACAAACAAAACTAAATTACGAACCAATTACAATGAGTTTCTATGATCAGGCAAGTGGTGCCGCTGAATCAATGATCTGGAACTTTGTCAAAGATCAATTTGATCCCACAGATGCAAGCAAGGCTAGTAAATTTAAACCATTGACAATTGAAATCACAATGAAAAACTTATCCGAGCCCGGAGCCGCACCAAAGGTATACACTTTGAAAAATGCCTTTATTGTTGATGCACAACACGACACATTAGACTACGGAACAAGCGAACCAGTACTGTGGACAATCACAGTTCGATACGAAGATCTAGAAGCCCCAGACTTTAAAGGACCTACGCCAAAGTTCCCGCCAACACTTATTAAACCTTTGCCAAAGCCACCGAAGCCCCCAGTGTCTAACAACAAAAAGAGATCAGACTCGTCTTTTACTCCTATTACTAAGCCACCAAAGGCAGATGCTAGAGCTGAAACTAAACCAAACTTTGGAAATGCTTGGACAAATGCTGGTGGTACAGTCACGGGTGGTGGTGCCGCTACTGGTAATCCTACGATGACTAATCAAACACGACTGGGCAATCCAAATATTAGACCTGGTAGTTTGCGTGATCGTGCCGCACAGGCTAATGCCGCCCGAGAAGCCGCTCGTGCATGGCCTGGTTCAACGGCAAATGGAACTGCTTCAACAAATAGTGTGGCAGCAGGTACAGTAAATCCAAGCACAGGAAGTAACATACCGGCAACTTCAAATAAACAACGAGAGATGACACCAAAGCAGAAAGATTTTGTTTCACAGCAAGAAGCTAATGTAAAAAATGCAGGCTACACTGAAGCATATAAAAAAGCATATATTGAAAATCTCAAGAAAAATCCACCGGTGTCTGATTCGCCACAGTCAATGCTTGCCGCACAACGAAATGCCGAGGCGCTAGCATCAAGAGATACGCCAAGATATCCTAGTCAGGCTAGAACTACAGACGCTGGAATTGCTTCTGCCAATGCCAGTTTAAGATCACAGGAACCTGCGCCAAACCCAGTAAGAGAAGGCACAAGTGTAATTCGAACCAAGCCAAATGACACAAAGGGTAACGAAATTGTATCTAGGCAAGTCCAGTTAGAGCAATTGGGTTTGACAAATCAAGCACAATATGATAACGCAACAAATTCTGGTCGCGTTAAAAGACGACGAAACGAAGATTATTGATTATGAATTATAAAGTAATACCACAAGTTGAATTTGACAAGGCAGTACAACGCATACTAGCCATCGGGCTCAGCAGAACACCTGCGGAAAGTTTAGTATTATCGTTTTGGAAACTGTGCCAAGACTTGGAAATTGACTTTAAACAATTTTTAGATAATAGTATCCGCAATGGACAACTTGATGTAGAGCAACCAGTACTTGACATAATTAATAAAAATTTACCAAGTACTATTCGATATAGAAAAGACTCAGTAAAAACTGTGTCAGGACTAGTAGCTCGTGAACTGTAATGGCAAACAACTACACCCAGGGAAACTATACAGTACTAAATCCTGAAAAGTATGTAGGGAACGGTTCTCCAAAATATCGAAGCGGCTGGGAATTGACATTCATGCGCTTCTGTGACAATCATCCCAATGTTGTATCTTGGGCAAGTGAAAATGTCCGTATTCCTTATAAAAATCCCTTTACAGGCAAAGATACATTTTATGTTCCAGATTTCTTTGTAGTATATCAAGGGCCATCTGGCAGGAAAGCAGAGCTAGTAGAAATCAAACCTAAGGCACAAGCAGTCATGGAACTTGCCCGTAGCCAACAAGAAAAAGCCGCAGTAGTACTCAATATGGTCAAATGGACTGCCGCTCGTGCATGGTGCAAACGCATGGGTGCTACCTTTCGCGTTCTAACTGAAGAAGACATCTACAATAATGCCAATCCGACTAAGAAACGGCGCAAATAGTCATAAGTAGTTGCATGACTAAAAAATTAGAAGAGGTTTTTGGCTTCCCACCGATTGATGAAGCCAACCTTGAACAAGACACTCAAGATTCTCAGATACCTGAAGAAATACAGAGCGAACTAGATACTGCTATAGCTACAATTGATATGGCAAATCGTGTTGACTTGGCGTTACCAACAGTAACAGATATGGCCAATGCTGAGCGTGAGCTTGACAATTTGGCCAATCGAGCACAAGAGCATAGTGATCGCTTGATGGATTTGGGTTTCAATGTTGATGATAGGAATGCTGGTAAAATATTTGAAGTTGCGGCACAGCTACTTAAAACAGCAGTTGACGCCAAGACAGCAAAAATAGACAAAAAACTTAAAATGGTTGAACTACAGTTGCGTAAAGCACGGATGGACAACGAAAAGGGTAAAGATACGGACAATGTAATAGATGCTACAGATGCAGGCATTACAGGAAACCGTAACGATATTGTCAAAGCCATCCTAAAGAGTGTGGGTAACAATAAATAGTCTTATGAGAGGATTTAATTATGCCCACTTTATTAGAGTACATTAATCAATTACAGCGAGAACATCGCTATCGTATCAAGATGGTTTTTCAGCCAACTGAAAGCCAACTAGAAACAGTAGAGCGTCATATGAAGAAATATGATGCCCTAGAAGTAGGTCGTCCAGAAAAGCTAATGCTTCAAGCACAGCCAATGGATTTCCCACATCATGCCGGCCACGAAATTGTTATTATGGATGTAGTAACAAGATTGCCAGTTAGCACGCCTACACTTGAATCAGAACTTCGTACATTGCTATTTGCAACCGAAGGCTCATTAAAAGTATTTGGTCGTGACGAGCCAGTAGAAAAACAAATGGAAGCAGAAGCCAAAGAACAAGCAGACCCAATTACAGGTACTGACTATACAGCGGCAGAAGCAAATGCAGTTTCAGCAGATGAATCTTTTGGTGACAAGTATACACAAAACTTGTTAAAGGATCTTGACAAAACTCGTGCAGACGCCGAAGCAAACATTGTTAAAGCCGAAGCCAAGTCAGAGGCCAAAGAAAGCCGTCCAGACTTTGAAGTAAAAAATAGTCCAAGTCCTTTAAGTTCTGTAAAGAATCCTAAGGTACAACCTAAAGGAACAAAGCAATGAAAACAAATAAAAAATTAAACGAAGGCATTCGATTAGCCAAAGAAGGCATAGAAGAATGTTGGGATGACATGGGAGGTCAGGAAATGACTACAGATGGAAATGGCGAACAAATGTCAGTAACAATTTCTATGCCAGGAAAGAACATTAGCGTTACGACAGATAGTGCAGACGAAATTGGCAACATTCTTCGTTTGGCAGGTATTACATTAGGCGGCGACGCCCCAATGGGCGATATTGATGGCGATGGCGATCATGACATGACCGATCATGCCGCAGAAGTTGGTGCAACAGAACCAGAAGTTATGTATGTTGGAGCCAACAGCGGTGAAATGAGCAACAGTGGCGAAGCTGAAATGAGTGCCGGCAGTGGAATGGGCAACAGCGGACAAGCTGAAATTGAAGACGAAGACGAGCCTAAAGAAGCTACACAAACTCCAAAGCCATGGACAGATAAGGAAGGCAAAGAGCATCCTGGTACAGCAGTCAAAGGTGACCGTTATGGTAACCAAGATGACAAAGAAGAAAAAGAAGAAGAAGTCAAAGAATCCGGCTATGTTAACGAAGCGTCAGGCATTACAATTTCTGGCAAAGAAGTTGACATGGCCAGTCTTCAAGTCGAAGGCGTTGATAGCAATGACTATCCAGATTTTTCCGATGCATACATTTACCAAGCTTCATTTAAAGATGGCACAGACTTAAATGATGATGAGTTAAATGAACTTAATGATCAGCATGGCGATCTTGTAAACGAGCTAGCATACAGCAGTTTACATGAGTCAGCTCGTATTTTAGAATTAGCTGGTATTACTAACGAAGCACAAAGCGCCGCACAAAAAGCCGCATTTGCAAAAATGATTGCCAAGAAGAATGGCAAAGATAGCGCCAGCGATGATACAGATGACATGGCTGATGACAAGGGCGACAATAAGAAGCCAGACGATGATGGAGATGGCATACCAAACTGGGCTGACAAAGATAAAGAAGTTAAAGAAGAAGCTCCTGCTACTAATTCTATCTTTGGCCAAGGCGTATACGAAGGCATATCACAACATGATGAAATTAATTACAGATTAAATGCCAACAGAGAACCAACAGAACAAGAACTAAACATGCCTGGAGTGCAGTATGATCCAGAATCTGGTTTAATTTCTGTTAAAAATTCTACAATGTTCACTGATACACATCGTGCTTTGCAAAAAGCAGGTTGGGACCAGTACACTAGAAACACAGGTATGAAGGTTGGAGCACAACCAGCAGACGCTACAGCCTATCAACTTGAATCTGCTCGCATTTTAGCTCTTGCAGGTGTTGCAGAAAGCAAACTAATGAACAGCCCAGCTGGTACAAGTATGGATGAGCCAAAGTTGTTTGACAACTTGCCATCAGGTAAAGGTACTGGTAAAGGCCGTGCAGACTTTGGTGCAAATCGTGCTAACGGTCAAGGCGAAAACCCAATGGGTGATGGTTCACATACTGTTAGTGTTGAAGAACAGTTTGCACAAGCAATGGGTGAATACAGAAAGTTTGTTTCTGAAAACCTCGCTCGTAAAAAGTAAGATTGGAGGCCAGCAATGGCTCTTGAAAATACTTTTGTAAAATCACCTTTCAAAGTAGAAAAGTTCACGGACGATCAAGTCCGTGAGCTTGCCTTGTGCGCCCAAGATCCAGTTTATTTCATTGACACATATTGCTGGGTACAACATCCTACCAAGGGTAAAGTTAGATTTGCTCTATTTGATTACCAGAGAGAATTAATCACTTGCTATCATGAAAATCGTTACAGCATTAACATGCTAGGACGACAGATGGGTAAGACAGCATGTGCCGCTGCCTATCTAGTATGGCGAGCTATGTTCATGGCAGATCAAACAATTCTTATTGCCGCACACAAGTTTGCCGGTGCACAAGAAATTATGCAACGAGTTCGTTACTCATACGAAACACTTCCTGAGTTTTTAAAAGCAGGTGCTACTAGTTATAACAAAGGTAGCATTGACTTTGACAACGGTAGTCGTATTATTTCAACTACCACAACAGAAACAACTGCTCGTGGTATGTCACTATCATTAATTTACTTAGACGAGTTTGCATTCGTTAAGCCGCGCAT